GGCTGGGGGGGGGGGGGCTGTGGGTGTGGTGCTGTTGGTGGGGGTGGGACTGGGGGGGAACGGGGGGCGACGCGGGCGGGGGGGGGGGTGGGGTGGAAATGGCGCACGGATGGGTGACCGGGTGCGGGTTGGGAGTGATTTTGGGAGCAACATGTATCAGCAGTTGTTGATGGAGGAGATGTGGGAGCGCAGGCGGCTGCAGGAACGGTTACGGGTGGAAGAGCTGTTGTTGGCGGGCAGAACTGAACGGCCGGTGGGGCTTCGGTTTGGCGATGGCCAGCAGCAGGGTGAACGGGCGGCAGAGGGACAGGGATGGGAGGGGTGGCGATGGGAATAGGTGCGGGGCGGTGGTTGAAGAGGCTGGCAGGGCATGTGAGCTGGCGGGATGTGGCGGCGGGGGTATGGCTGGCCGCAGTGGGGTTATTTATGGGATTGATGCTGGGATTGCTGAGCGGATGCAGCCCGGTGGAGCCAGTGCGGCATGGGCTGATGGAAAGCGCGACGGCTGACCCGGTGAGGCTTCACCTGGAGGCGATATGGGCGGAAGGCACGCGGGATGCGGCGGTGGCGACGGTTGAAAGCCTGGGCGCGCAGTTGACGGGTACGAGTGATGGAATGAAGGCTGTGGCAACCAGCCAGGCACAGCAAGCCACGTGGGCAGCGGAGAGCACGGAGCAGGAAAGGGCGTGGATTGCCCAGGGGTGGACGGCGACGGCTGAGGCGGTGCGGGGGACGGCTGAGGCAGAGGTGACGGGTACGGCGCTGGCGCTGGGCGGGACGGCAACGATGCAGGCAATGAACGCGACAGCGACGATGCGGGCGGTGGATGCACGCATGCAGAGCACGGCGCAGGCAGTACAAGCGGAAAGCCTGGCTCTGGGAGTGGAGCGGGAACGGTTGACCAACCAGGTGCGCGCGGGGCTGCCGTGGCTGGGGTTGGTGGTACTGGTGGGAAGTGTGGTGGTGTTTGGATGGTGGCTGGTGCGGGTGGAGGCACTACGGCGCAGGGTGATTGAGAAGAGCGGACAGATGGTATTGCTGGAGAAGAACGGCCGAACGGTGGCGTATGACCCCGGACGCAACCCTGGCGGGGTGATGGTGCTTGACCACAAGGGGCAGGTGAGCCAGCCGATGCTGGTGGATGCAGGGATGCAGGCTGCGACCACGCTGCGTGACCAGAGCGTTGAGCTGGTGAAGAACCTGCCTGTGGGAAGAAGGGCGCCAGAGGCTTTGCTGCGCAGGAGTATGGAACCGGCGCAAGTACCGGCGCCGGTGCTGGAAGAAGTGCTGCCGGAGATCGCGCCGTGGGGTGCGCTGTCGAACTGGCGCGGACGGGCGCTGCCGGTGGGAGTGGCCGGGCAGGGACGGGGGATCATGCTGGATTTGGAGCGGACGCCGCATTTACTGGTGGCAGGTACGAGCGGTGGTGGGAAAACCATGGAGGGATTGCGGCCACTGGCGGCGTGTGCAGCGGCGACGGGCAGGCAGGTGGTGGTACTGAACAGCGCAGGGGGTGACTTTGAACCGTTACGAGCCCACCGGCTGGTTGAGATTGTGGAGGGTGGAGCCGGGCGGGTGGTTGAGGTTCTGGAGGCAGCGGCGGCCGAGGTGGAGCGGCGGAGCGAGGTGTTGCGTGGTGCGGGCGTCTCCACCTGGGGACGGCTGAGGGATGGACAGGGAGAAATTGTGGTGGTGGTGGACGAACTGGTGGCGCTGGCATGGGGCGCAACGGGCAGTTTGAGAGGGCGGATCTGGCGGGCGGCGATCCACATTACCAGCAAGGGGCGCAAGTGCGGGGTGCATTTTATTGCGGCGACAACGGACCCGACTTATCGAACGCTGGCCAGGCCGGGGTTGATCGTGAGGGATAACTGCGGACGGATGGTGTTCAGAGTGCGGGACCGGGCGGCGAGCATGGCGGCGCTTGACATGGCGGGAGCTGAGACGCTGGGAGAGCATCAGTTTTTGATGGGTGGGCAGGATGTACGGCGGGGGGTGGCGTTTCATCCGAGCGATGAGGAGTTGCGGGCGTTTTTGAGCGGGCGGGCGGCGGATGGCGCAGGTGGGGGCTGGCTGGCAGCCAGGACAACGGCAAGCGAACCGGGCGGCCAGATGGAACGGATCAGGCAGATGCACATGGAGGGGCGGAGCATGCGGGAGATACAGCGGGAAGTGTTTGGATATACCGGCGGGGCGGCTTATGAGCAGGTGCGGGCGGTACTGGGTGGTACCACGGAGGGTGATACGGGAAAAAACGGGGAAAACGGAGAGACTGAGCAGTAGTAGTACCGGCGGCGCCGGTGGTATGTGAGATGTCAGCGGATGAAGACAGAAAAGGAGAAGGGACGATGGATGAGAGCAAGTGGGATGAACTGAGGAGATACACGGGGTTGACGCTGGCGCAGTTTGAGGATTTGTGCCGGTTGGATGAAAAGAGCGAAGAGGATGAATTGAGAATGAATGGCTCGCGCAGGCAAACCCTGGGTGAATTGCTGACGGATGATGGGGGTTTGAGCGAGTGGGGACGGGTGGTGTTGCTACGGGGTAGGGAAATCATGGCGGGGGCAGTAATGGCGCGCCACAGTTGCAGGGCGCGCCGGAAATCAGGCGTGGAGGAAGAGGCACGGGTGATTGCGCGAAAGATGAAGAAGCAAGGCAAGACGTGGGCGTGGATGATTGCGGTGGATGTGAAGATTTTGCTGGCGGTGTATGAGCAGCCCTGTATGGCCTGGCACTGGTTGCAGAGCGTGTATGGACATGAACCAGTGGCGATTGTGGTGGGGCATGGGCTGTTGGAGGGGGAGAAGACCCGCTGGGGGCGGGTGTGGCTGAGCAAGGCGGGTGAACGTTTGGTGCATAGCTGGATAAATGATGAAACCGGATGGAGGGACTGATGCATATTGGAATGTTGTGGTTTGACAATGGCAGTACACCCCTGGCGGTGAAGATCATCAATGCGGCAGAGTATTACCAGCGCAAGTATGGGATGAGGCCGAACTTCTGCGCTGTGCACCCTGACGAGGCAAGTGAGACCCAGGTGAACGGGGTGCGGGTGACGGCAAGCCGACAGGTATTACGGGGGCACCTGTGGATTGGGGTGGAAGACGGAGGACGGGGATGAGTGCAACGATTGCGATAGCGAACCAGAAGGGCGGGGTGGGGAAGACAACGCTGACGGTGAACCTGGCGCACAAGTATGCGTTGATGGGGTACCGGGTGCTGGTGGTGGATTGCGATGTGCAGGGACATGCGGCGACGTGCCTTGGGCTGGAGAAGGGCGATGGGTTGTACCGGTTACTGGTGGACGAAGAGAAGGTGGAGCGGGTGGCGGTGCAGGCACGGGAAAACCTTGACCTGGTGACGAGCAGCAAGAGCACGGCGCGGATACGGGCCAGCCTGGATGAGGGCGCACCGGCAATGACGATTGGGATGTTGCTGGAGGAGGCAACCAGGGGCTATGACATGGTGTTCTTCGACCTGGCGCCGGGGAGCGACATTTTGCATATTGGCAGCCTGATGGCGTGTGATTACTTTCTGGTGCCTGCGAAACCGGATTACCTGGCACTGGACGGGGTGCTGGAGATCTTCAAGACGGTGCGGGGATTGGCGAAGATACCGAATGTGACGCCACCGGTACTGCTGGGGGTGACGCCGACCATGTTTGACCGGGCGACGGTGGAGACGCTGGAGAACATCCGGCGGTTGGGAGAGGTGATCGGGAGGGACCAGATACTGGCGCCGATACCGGTGGACACGCACGTGCGGGAAGCCAGCAGCCGGGGGCTGACGATATGGGAGTATGCGCCTGAGACGGCGGCGGCAATTGGCTGGAGCGCGGAGAAGAATACACAGGCGGTTGTGAACAGCCGGGGACGGGTGGGGGGATTTTTACACCTGGTTGAGTTCATTGAAAAGATGATCGATTGAAATGGATGGGGTGAAAAGATGATGGCGATACGACGGGATGCACCGGTACGGAAACTTGAGGCGGATGTTGAGGCGGCGCTGGGAAGGGAAGACCCGATTTACGGGAACCAGGAACGGCGCAAGCGGGCAAGGAACATGACGAAGGCTGAGCGGCGGCGGGCAGAGAAGCAGGCGGCGCGCAACAGGGTGATGCTGGACCTGCCGGTGGAGGTGGAAGAAGTGCTGGAGATGTGGGCAGAGGAGCACAGTTGCCCGAAGAGCCAGGTGGCGGCGTATTTGATTTTGGCAGGGGCGAGGGCGGTGCAGCGGGGGGATGTGAAGGCGCTGCGGGATGTACGACGGCTGAGCCGGAGCATGCGGTATGAGTTTGTATTGAGCCTGCCCGGGTTGGATGAGCGGACACAGGCGGCGGTGGAGGAGTGGCGGAAGAACAGGAAAGATGATGAGTAGGGTGTCTCTTATGGGTTGCGCTGATAATGACCACTGGCACGAACCAAGAGACACCGTTTACAGGCGGCATTGATGGAAGCGCAGGACGCGACAGGAAGGGCGCTGAGGGCGCAAACACTGCAAAGGGGTATGGTTGGATACCCGGAGAAAAAAGGGGCTTTACATGGGCATGAACGGGCTGGCGGATTGTGAAAAACTGGTGAGCAATGACCTGACGGTGCATGGATTGCGGCGGTTGCATGTGATGGCCAGTGGACGGATTGACGTGGGGCGGTGGTTGGAAATGACGCCGGGGGATGCACGGCACCTGGCGAAGGCGCACCAGCATGAGGATGAACTGGGTGCGTGGCACCTGTGGTTGGTGTGGAATGCGCGGGAACGGGTGACGTTTGAGACGGTGGGGAGCAACGGGGAACGGGTGCGTCTGGTGGGCGTGTTGTGGTATGTGGACAAGGGGGAAACGCTGAGCTGGGCGGGTGAGATGGCGGCGCGGCGGTATGAGCTGGACATGGGACGAAAGGCGACGCACCTGTTTGTGCGGGGCCCGTTGCGGATGGGACCCACGGGAGCAAGTGGGATTGCCGGTATGCAGATTGTGGAGTGTGGGTGGATGCCGAAACGGTACGTGGCTGTGGCAGAAGGGAGCATGGATGGAGGCGAACATGGATGAAATTAGACCCTGGCGATGTGTGAACGGACATGTGATGGGGCAGGTGGTGCGGGAGGGCGGGGTGCGGAGATTGTTGCTGTACCGGCATGCGGTGGAGAGCCTGGCTGAGGACGGGGCGGCAGTGGATGTGATGGGGGTGGTGGAAGGGTATATGGATGTGCGCTGCGATGTGTGCGGGTGCGTGCGGCCATGGATGCCGGGGGAGGAGGCGCTGGAAAGGATGTTGAAGAAGATGGGGAGGAAGCAGGTAGTAGGAAGTAGGTAGTAGGTAGTAGGTAGTAGGAAGAGGTCGGAGGACCGAGACGACAGACAAGGATGATGATTGAAGAGGATGGAGGTGACAAGGTGAATGAAAAACAGATTGAGTTGATGGCGATTTGCATGCAGGTTGGGGTGATATTGCTGGCGAGCGACGTTGAGGGGGCGTTGAAGGAACTGGAGCGGAATGCGAACGTGGGGGCGGTGCTTACGCCGGTGCAATGGAAGCGGGAGGGGGATGGGATGGTGCGGATGATGAAGGTGATGCGGGTGATGGTGGAAACGCAGCGGATGTTGCGCGAAGCGCTGGGGTATGACGCGGATGAGGTTGGAAATTATGCGAAATAAATTGACAGGGTGGGAGCGTTGGGGTATGATCAGAAATGAGACGGACATCTCTGCAAGGAGCGATGTGCTTTTAAAGACATTGCCAACATAAAACCATACCTATCAGATGTGGGCAAAGCCCCGTCCAGGAGTAAGTGTCGCTCCCGAGATGTCCGTCTCCGGCGATGTTTTTCCTGGGCGGGGTTTTGTTTAAGGAGACGGACAAATGGCAAGCGATGAAGGCAGTGGAAAGAAGAAAGCAGACGTTGAGGCGGAGTTTGAGCGGCGGATGGGGGAGGCGGTGGAAAAGTACGGGGCGTACCACTGGGAGCTGGTGGAGGCACTGGCAGAGGCGGCACAGGAGGCGTTGACGGGCTGGATGCACCAGAAGGGGGCACAGGAGCAGGTGGTGTGGCTGTACATCTGCAGTGAGCGGTTGCGGTGGGTGGGGAAGCTGAGCACATGGGACGCGCAGATGATGCTGGAGGCGATGCCTGATGTGACGCAGATTGTGAAGATGCTGGGGGGGAGCTTCAGGAAGTGAAGGGGTATGACGCGAATGAGGTTGGAAATTATGCGAAATAAATTGACAGGGCGGGAGCGTTGGGGTATGATCAGAAACGAGCAGCGAACTCAAACAGGGCGATTGTGTTTTAAACACAACCGCTAATAACCGCATATTCGGGGCGGATCTCCGTCCAGTACCAAGTGTCGCTCTGTGAGTTCGCTGCTCCAGCGGTACGGTGCTGGGCGGAGTTCTGCGTTTAATCACACAGTGAAGGAGCAGCGAAAATGACAGGAAATGAAGGCAGTGGAAAGAAGAAAGCAGACGTTGAGGCGGAGTTTGAGCGGCGGATGGGGGAGGCGGTGGAAAAGTACGGGAGGTACCACTGGGAGCTGGTGGAGGCGCTGGCAGAGGCGGCACAGGAGGCGTTGACGGGCTGGATGCACCAGAAGGGGGCACAGGAGCAGGTGGTGTGGCTGATGAATGACATGGTGTGGCTGTACATCTGCAGTGAGCGGTTGCGGTGGGTGGGGAAGTTGAGCACATGGGACGCGCAGATGATGCTGGAGGCGATGCCTGATGTGACGCAGATTGTGAAGATGCTGGGGGGGAGCTTCAGGAAGTGAAAGGGTATTGACATGGTTTGAGGGGGGTGTTAACATGAGTAGAGCAGTGTTCAAAAGTTGAATTTCGAAAGTTGAATATTGGGCGCAAGCCCACGCAGGCCGGAAAAGAATGGTCTGGCCACGGATGGAGATGAGCGCCATCAGCCCTGATAAGGCTGATGGCGTTTCGCATTTAACCCATGAAAGTGGGAAGCAGATTTTTAAGGAGGCTTGAGATGAGCATTGAAGGTTTGTTGCAGATGTTGGTTCAACTGGGTGGTGTGGGGGCATTGATTGCTGTGGTGGTGAATGTGTTGAAAACCACCGGGGTGGTGAAGGACGGACAGGCAGGCATGGTGAGCGCGGGGTTGAACCTGCTGGCACTGGCGGCGCTGTTTGGGGTGCAGGTGTGGAAGCCTGAAACCGACCTGGTTTGGCTGGACAGCCAGGCGGGAGCACTGGCGACGTTGTTGACCACGGTGTTCGGGTACATCTGGCAGATTGTGGCGGCTAAGATGACGCATAAAGCGCTGAGCGGGACGCCGGTAGTGGGAAAGAGTTACACACTGGAAGCGCTGGCGGTGGCGGTACAGCAGGCTGAGATGGCGGCGGCAAAGGCGTATGAAACCGCACGCGCACAGCGGGAGTGCTAAATGCCAGCCAGGGCGAGCAGTGGAAACACAGAGCGGCTGGCGGTGCTGGAAACGAGCATGGCTGAACTGTGCAAACGGTTTGAAAGCTGGGAGGGGCGCATGGAACGGTTTTTGGAGGAGCTGAAAGCCGAACAGCGCCAGTTGCTGCAGAGCATGAATGCGCAGTCGAACCTGTGCGGGGTGCGCGGCAAGGACCTGGATGCGTTGAAAGACCAGGTGAAGGAACATGAAAAGCGGGTGAATGAGCTGGAGAAGCTGGTACCGGCGATACGGGCGATCATCTGGGTGGGGGCGGCGCTGGGATTGAGCATCATCGGGTTGATCTGGGCGCTGATTACAGGACAGGCGCAAATCATTTTCAAGTAGGCAGGTGGGTATGAGCGTGAAGGACCTGAAACGAAAGATGCGGCCTGAGTTTATTGTGCAACTGGCGCTTGGTTTGGATCTGGATGATGAAACGCTGGACATGAGCGGGTATGTAAGCCCGGCTGAGGTGCGACGCAGGCATGAGACAGCACGGGCGGCACTGGCGCAAAAGGGGATTGAGAACCCGCCGGAATGGTTTGAGCAATACCATGACCTGTTGAACGCGGGCTGGCCGTGGCGGGTGGCGGCGTTTATTGCGTGGAGCGGTTGCCCGAAGAAGAACCGGTGGCCAAAGACGCAGGAAGAGTTGGCGGTTGAGGTGCTTGGATTGACGAGCGACCGGGCAATTGGAACGTGGCGGCGCAAGAATGAGACGATTGATGATGTGATTGCGTTGATGCAGGCGGCGCCATTGCTGGAATACCGGGCGGATATTTTGAAGGCGCTGGCAGAAAGCGCGGCGGACACGGACCACCGGCACAACCCCGACCGGAGATTGTGGGCGGAGATGACGGGGGAATGGAACCCACGGGTGCAGGTTGACCTGGAGCGGGGCGGACATGGAACGGAAGACCTGAGCCAGTACAGCGAGGAAGAGCTGGAGCAGCTTGACCGGGCGGTGCGGAATGAACTGAACCGCGGGAAAGGGACGGAGTAAGGGCGATGGCGAAAACGACGGAAAGCATAAGCCCACAGGCGGCATTGGCTGAACGGGTGGCGCGTGAGAAAGCCAGGCGCCACCTGGTGGATTTTGGGGAATATGAGTTTCCGTGGTGGCGGGCGGCAGGGGTACACCGGCTGATGGCTGAAGAGCTGGAGCAGGTGTACCGGTTTATTGAGACGGAAGGGCGTGAGGGGACGGGGCGGTTGATTCTGGAAATTCCGCCGCGACATGGCAAGACGGAGCTGGTGAGCAAGCTGTTTCCGGCGTGGTTGCTGGGGAAACTGCCCAACAGCCAGGTGATTTTGACAGCGTACGGGGCTGAGCTGGCCAGCGATAACAGCCGGGCGGTAAGGCAGATTGTGACCAGCCAGCGGTTTGGAAGCGTGTTTGGGGCAAGAAGCGCGCTGGCGACGCCGGTGGAATTGAGCGATGACGCGCGGGCAAAAGCGAACTGGAACCTGGGCGAACCACACCGAGGTGGGGTGGTGGCGGCCGGTGTGGGGGGTGGTATTACCGGATACGGCGCGCATTTGCTGGTGGTGGATGACCCGTTTAAGAACCGGGAGGAAGCGGAGAGTGAAGCAGAGCGGCGGCGGAAGATTAGCTGGTTTACGTCATCGGCATACACACGGTTGGAGAAAGGCGGGGCGGTGGTGATCATCCACACACGATGGCACCGGGAGGATTTGATTGGACATCTGTTGAAGAGCATGGCAATGAACCCGCTGGCGGACCAATACAGGGTGGTGTGCCTGCCAGCCCTGGCGCTGAATGAAGATGAACATGCCACGGATGAGGAGGAGCAGCGGCGGGCGTTGCTGGAGGGGTTGTGGATGGATACAGCGGATGCGCTGGGCAGGGAAGCCGGGGCGGCGTTGTGGGAGGAGAAGTACAGCCGGGAACGGTTGGAGCAGATTCGGAGCAGCCTTGAGGCTGAGGGGGCGTTGATGGACTGGTATGCACTGTACCAGCAGCAACCCAGGCCGAGTGAGGGTGGGTTCTTTGAGAACCGGGATTTTGAGATTGTGGAGCGTGCACCGGAAGGGATGCGCTGGCAGCGATATGTTGACCTGGCGATCAGCGAGAAGCGGACGGCGGATTTTAATGCGAGCGTTGCGGTGGGGATGGACAAGGATGGGACGGTTTACCTGCGGGACATGCTGCGGGTGCAAGGGTGGACGGAATTTTCGGGGTTGGTGAGTGAAGTGATGTTGAGTGAGCAGGAACGGGGGACGACGTGGGGTTTTGAGGATGTGGCTTTTCAGGCACTGGCATTGCGGGAGCTGCAAAGAAACCCACGCCTGGCGAGGGTGGCGATGATGCCGGTAAAGCCGGACGGGGACAAGGTGCAACGGGCGAGACCCCTGCAGGCGCGGGCGCGGATGGGAAAGGTGAAGCTGGTGCGTGGGAACTGGAACCAGGCATTTATTTTGGAGTGTCTGGACTTTCCGAACGGGCGGCATGATGACCAGGTGGACAGCGCGAGCGGCGGACTGGGGATGATCTCGAACGGGGCAAACGGGTGGACGGAATGGGCGGAGAGTAGCACCCGTTTAGAGGAGGCGCAAGAATGAGTTATGAGTTCGCGGTGGGGACAACGGTTGGAGGGATGGTGAATGTGGAGAGCCTGGGGTGCCCTGCGCCGAGGCCGGGGTACGAGGCGTTCAGCAGCATGTTGACGCTGGGCGACGGGAGTGTGCGGGGAGTGGGATACCCCCGGGCGAGCTGGACATTTGATTTTTTGAGCGGGGCGCAGCGGGCGGCGCTGAAGGCATTTTGCCCTGGAGCCAGCGCGAAAGTATACGTGCGGACGATGGACGCAGGACGGAGTTACCACACGTGGGAAGCGGTGATGGTGTGGAACGCACAAGAGGAAAACGACAGCGGGATCTGCCTGGATTTGCGGGTGGATTTCAGACTGATCAGTGAGGTGGAGTAATGGGCGAGCTGGAAGCGGTGCATGGTGGGCGGAAGATTGACCTGGCGAACTGGACACGGCCGACGCCGTTGAACCAACCACAGGCGGCGGGAAGCATGGGACCGGGGGAGCCGCTGTTGCCAGCGGAAGCGGAAGAGGCGCCACGCCTGTTTGAGTATCAGTCGGGGATTAACCTGGTGATGATGCCGAGGAGCGGGTTTGGGATGGCGCCGTTTTCGGTATTGCGGGCGTTGAGCGAGAGCAGCAAGGAGATACGGCTGAATATTGAGCTGATCAAGCGGACGGTGCGCGGGTTGAAGTGGGGGATTGTGCCGAGCAAGGAAAAAGACCCGCTGGCTGCGCAGTACGAGGCGGAGATTGACCGGCTGGAGGAATGGCTGGAGACGCCTGACAGGGTGAACGACTTTGACCAGTGGGTGGGGCAGTTGGTTGAGGAGTTGCTGGTGACGGATGCGGTGACGATCTGGCAGGAGCGCAGCCGTGGGGGAGAGGTGACGGCGCTTGAGCTGGTGGACGGCACGACGATACGGCCGGTGCTGGATTTTCGAGGGCGGGTGGCAACGCCGCCGATGCCCGCTTACATACAGGTGTTGCACGGGATGCCGACGAGCTGGTTTACACGGGAGCAGTTGATTTACAGCCCATTGAACAGCAGCACACACAGCCCGTATGGGACCAGCCCGATTGAGTTTATTTTGCTGGTGGTGAACCTGGCGTTGCGGCGGGATGCGTTTCAGGTGGGGTATTACACGTCGGGCAATGTGCCTGAGGCACTGGTGGGGGCGCCGAGCGACTGGACGAAAGACCAGGTGGACACCTGGCAACGGTACTGGGACGCGATGGTGGCGGGGAATGTGGACGCGCAGAGAAGGATGCATTTTATACCGCTGGAGGGCGGCCGGGGGAGCATGCCGGTGTATGAGTTCAAGCGGGATGACCCGAACCAGGTGGAGCGGGACAAGTGGTTGATGCAGGTGGCATGCTGGGCATTTGGAAACAGTCCAAGTGAGTTTGGGTTGACACCGGGGGAAGGCCTGGGTGGATCGGGGTTTGCGGGGGCGATGGAGAACGCCCATTACCGCAGCATGGTGGGGCCGGTGACGGAGTACATTGCGCGGCGGATTAACGGGGTGTTGAAGGGGATGGGAAAAGGGCATTTGCGGTTTGCGTGGGATGGGATGGACCCGCAGGAGGACAAGCTGCAGCAGGCGCAGGTGGATCAGATATATGTGCCGCTGGGGATTTACGGACCCGGGTACGTGCAAGACCGGCTGGGAGTGCCACCCGAGCACAGACCGGTTGAAGAGAGGGCAGGACGGGGTGAGGAGGTGGAGCCAGCGCCGGGGGTAATGCCGGTGGGCTTGCCGGAATGGTATCAGCGGGCAGCGGGCGGGGAGACGCTGCCGGGGGAGTTTTTTCGGGAAAGGTACCCGTAGTGAAGGGCGCCCTGCCGGTGAGGAATATCACGCGGAGTACAAGAAGGCAGGCGTAAAACGGGCATTACAACGGGCGGAGCGGGATATGCAGCAGCAGGTGCAGGGCGTGTTCAAGAAGCTGTTGAAGCGGGTGAACGGAAACGCCGGGCAGGTGCAGAAGGCGGCGCCGCTGGCGGGGTTCTGGAGCCTGTTGCTGGGAGATGATGTGTGGTGGACAGAGTGGAGCCAGGAGCTGGCAGATGTGCTGAGCGGTGGGCTGGTGCGAACGGCGGCACAGGGAAGAAAGACGGTTGAGCGGAGTACGGGATTGCGATTGGACTGGGATCTGGTTTTGCCGGGGGTGATGCAGTGGGCTGAGAACCACGCGGCGGAGCTGGCGGTGCAGTTGACGGATGATATGCGACGGAAGATTGGCGGGGTGGTGCAGCGCGGGCTGGCGGAAGGATGGGGCATGAGCCAGGTGCGGGATGAGATTGTGGGGCAGACCGGGTTGAAGGGCTGGCGGGCTGAGCGGATTGCACGAACCGAGGTGATACGGGCGCACACGCAGGGAGCGGTGCAGGGGTATGCGCTGAACAACACGAATGTGCGCGGGCTGCGGTGGCTGAGCGGGCAGGCGAGGGCATGCAGGCTGTGCAAGGAGCTGGACGGAAAGGTTGTGGCTATGGGGCAGCGGTTTTATACGGACCGGTATGGATTTGGGGATGGATTGCCGCCACGCCACCCAAACTGCAGGTGCGCGATTGCGCCGGTGTTGTTGAATGGCGAAGGAGCCAGACGGAGGGGGCTGCGGGAGGAAGACCGGCGGAACAGCGTGCATGAGCTGACGGACCAGGCGACGTGGACGGAGATTGATGGGGTGAAGGTGACGGGAGAACGGCGGCGGCACTGGCGGTTGCGGCACGCGGGACAGATGGATGTTGACCGGGCTGAGGGGATGCTGGAGGAGTTGATCAGAAACCCGGTTGCCAGAAAGGAAAGCCGGAGGACGGTTCTTCATGTGATGGAATGGTCAAAAAATGCCTACCTGGTGGCGCCAGTGGTGAACCAAGAAATTATAACGTTGACATTAAAAAACAAAAATGCTGTGGAAAAGCTGCCAGATGTTAATTAACCAAAAACACTCCTTGCGGAGTGTCTGTGGGTACCCGGGGCGCCGTTCTCCCGGTCTTCTGCTTGCGCAGTATGCCAGCTCGGCGACTACATCTGTACGCTCTTATATTACAGGAAATGTCAAGGATTGTCAACGGATTATCTGTGGGTTTACAGGAGGGCGGAAATGAGTGAGGACGGGAAGACGCTGGAATTGAAGGGTTTTGACGAGGTGGTGGCGTTGATTGGGAATATGGGTGATCTGGCTGACCATCTTTACTGGCCGCTGCATGATGCAATGGCGGATAGCGTGGCGCTGATGGAGGAGCAGGCAAAGGTGAACCTGCTGGAAAACGGGAGCGTTGCGACGGGGCGATTGCGGAGCAGCATTGGCAGCGTGGTGGAACTGAGCGAGACGGCGATCATCGGGCGGGTGGGTACGAGCATGGGGCAAGCCAGCGGGGATGGACGGATGGGTTATGCGCGGGCGGTTGAGTTTGGGAGCCGACCGCATATGCCACCGGTGCAGGCGTTAATTGAGTGGGTGCGATTGAAGGGGCTGGCGGGGACGTACAGCCTCAAGACACAGCGGCGGTTGGGAAGCAAGGCGGACCAGCAGGCGGAAGACCTGGCGGTGGCGCGGCGGGTACAGCGGGCGATAGCGCGGCGGGGAACACGGGCAAGACCGTTTTTGTACCCGACGCTGGAGCAAAAGAAGGAGGAAGTTGTGGGGTTGTTTCGGAAGGCAATTGAAGGCGTGGTTGGACAGATTAAGAGAGGAGGCAGGTAATGGTTGGAAAAGTAATGCGTTATGTGCCATTTGCAAAGGTGGATGCTGAAAACCGGATGGTGTACGGGACGGCGACGGATGAAACCATTGACGTGACAAACGATGTGGTGGATTACGAGGCAACCAAGGCGGCGGTTGGCGATTACCAGCAGTGGCGGAATGTGCGCGAGATGCACAAGGACAGTGCGGTGGGCGTGGCGGAGAGCATTGAGCTGGACGATGAGGCCAGGGCGCTGCGGATTGGGGCGCGGATTGTGGATGACGCGGCCTGGGAGAAAGTGAAAACCGGGGTTTACAAGGGGTTTTCGATTGGCGGGCGGGCCAGGACGCACCGGATGGAGAAGGTGAACGGGCAGAGCGTGCGGCGAATTACCGAGTACGTGCTGACGGAGATCAGCCTGGTGGACCGTCCGGCGAACCCGAGTGCTGTGTTTGCGCTGGTGAAGCGGGAGGAAGAAGAGGCCTCCACAGAGGAGGAAAAGAAGAAGGAAGAAGAGGGTGAGGCGACAGCAGAGGAAGCGCCTGAGGCAAAGACTGATGCGGCTGCGAATGAGGCTGCGACGGAGCAGGCTGCGACGGAGCCAGTGGGGCATTCAGAGGAGGAAAAACAGCAGGTGCGGGCGATGATGATTGAGCTTTTGCTGGAGCTGGGTTTGGTGGTGGACAGTGGCGCGGGGCAGCCGGATGTGGCCCTGGCGGCGAGGGTGGAGAACCTGGCGAAGCAAGCTGAGGCGGCGACAGCGGGCCTGGCAGCGGTGCGGGAGCGGCTGGAGAAGGTGATGAATGGCCAGGAGGACCTGCAGAAGCGGGAAGGCGAGGCGCTGGGTGGGTTGCGGAGCGATGTGGAACGCAACCATGAAAGCCTGATGAAGGTGGTGGGGGATGTGGCGCGGGTGGTTGATGCGCTTGAGGAGCTGAATGCACGGGTTGAGGAGGTGCGCAAGGCGCCGTTGACGACGGGGCCGGTGTTGAGGGAGATTGGATTTGCGGGTGTAAACGGGGTAAACGGGGACGCGGCACTGCTGGAGAAGATGATGGCAGAGACGCAGGACCCGAACGTGCGGCAATTACTGGGCCAGCGGTTGGCCGAGTTGCAGATTAAATCAGTTCGGCAGGGACAGAACCTGCCCCAACAATAAGGAGGAATGAGATGGTTGGTTTGATTCGGGATTTGAGCGAGTTGACGGCGGAAGCAATTGCTGCGTTCCGCAAGGCTGTGGCTGAGCCGTTGCCAGCCGAGCAGTTGAACAAGACGATTACCCAGGCGACGGGGTTGACGGCGTATGACCTGCAGGCACCGGCGAAGAATTTGTTTCCGGTGCTGACGCCGCTGCGCAACCGAATTCCACGGGTGCGTGGGAACGGGGATGAAGCGACACGGTGGAAGGCTGTGACGGCGATTAACACCAACAACCTGCGCGGATTTGTGCCTGAGGGCAAACGCAACGGTGTGGTGGCCACCACGGTGCTGCCGCGCAGTGCTGCCTACAAGAGCATTGGGCTGGAAGATGCGGTGACGTTTGAAGCTGACCGGGCCGGGCGCGGGTTTGAGGATGTGCGCGTGACCACCACGCAGCGGTTGCTGTGGGCGACGATGATTGACGAGGAGCTGGGTATTCTGGGCGCGAACAGCAGCCTGGAGCTTGGCACCCCGGATGCGCCGACCGTGGCAGTGGTGGATGGCGGCGGAAGCATTGCCGACGGCACGTACAGTGTGATTGTGGTGGCGTTGACGCTGTACGGGTACATGGCCAGCAGCCTGGCAAACGGCGTGGTGGGTGAAGTGAGCGTGACGAACCTGGCGGGCAGCACGTTTACGTACGGCGGGGGCAGCTCGAACAAGAGTGATGCGACCAGCACCGGGGCGATCGAGGCGGGCGGTGATGCGATCATCCGGGCGAGCGTGGCGCCGGTGACCGGGGCGGTGGCGTATGCATGGTACGCCGGTGAGGCAGGGAGCGAGAAACTGCAGGCGATTACCACACTGAACAGTGTGGAGCTAAAGGCTTTGACCACAACCCACCAGGCGGCCAGCGCGATCACGGCTGACAACAGCGTGCATGAATATGCCTTCGATGGCATTTTGACCCAGGCACTGGCAAGCGGCAGCAATGCGTACGTGAAGGTGATGGCCACCGGCACAGCAGGAACCGGCACCCCGCTGACCAGCGACACTGCAGGAGGGATTGTTGAAATTGATGAGATGTTGGAGAGCATGTGGAGCAATTACAAGCTGTCTCCGACCACGCTGTACGTGAATGCGCAAGAGGCAAAGAACATCACCAAGAAGGTGCTGGCCAGCAGCGGGGCGCAGTACAGCATCAGTGTGACGAACCCGGGTGATGGGCTGCGCAACCTGACGGCGGGCGCGATTGTGGCGAATTACCTGAACAAGTTTGCGATGGGTGGGGCGCAGTTGATCCCGATCCAGATCCATCCCTTCATGCCAGCCGGTTTGATGGTGGGGGCGACCGAGCAGTTGCCTTACCCGATCACGAATGTGCCGAATGTGATGGAAATGCGGCAACGGCAGGATTATTACCAGATCGAATGGCCGCAGCGGGAACGCCAGTATGAGACGGGCGTTTATGCGGATGAGGTGCTGGCGCACTACTTCCCGCCTTCGATTGGGATCATCAGCAATATCGGGAACGGATAAGCGGAGGCTGCAATGGCGAAAAAAGCCAGAGCGGTGGAACGTGAAGCGGATAAAAGGGTGCGGATTTACCGTGCAGCAGAATGGCTGCGGGTGTTGGCGCACGGGGATAAAGCCTACCCGGTGGTGAACGGGCAGGTGAACTTGCCGACAAATGAATACTGGTATGGCGACCTGGTGGAAAGCGGCGTTCTGGTTCCGGCGGGCAAGAAGAGGGAGGAGTAAATGGACTATACCTCGGTGGAGGCGGTGAAACAGGCGCTGGGGAGCGTGGCAGTGGACGCGGCGACGCTGGCGGCGCTGGGCGTGTATGTTACCCGGGCAAGCCGGATGGTGGATGTGTACTGCACCGGGGTGGAGGCAACGGAGAGCGCGGATTACTTCAAGTACGAGAGTGTAGTGGGTGAAGTGTTGACGGGGGTGGTGGATGGACAGGGCGTGCTGTTGTGCCACCCCCACAAGCCCAGCCTGACGAGCGTGACCATGCTGGAATACCGGTGGAACCCGATGCAAAGCTGGCAGCCGGTGGATGATTTTGCGGTGATGGTAACGCGAAATGAAGTGAGGGCCTGGCTGGGGACGATGCGCCGGGAACCGATGATGGTGCGAGTGAGTTATGCCGGTGGGCTGGCGGTGGATGCCGCCAGCCTGCCCGCTGACCTGGTGGAGGCTGCAACGGTGATGGCAGCGCGAATGTACAAGGAGGCACGCACGGGGCTGACGGACGCGATGGGGGTGATGGAGCTGGGCAGCCTGGTGTACAGCAAGGCGATACCAGAGCGGGTGCGGTTGATGCTGGCGCCTTACCGGCGTGTGATGGGATGGTAGGAGGAGCATGGATATTGGAGCGATACGGGCGCGGATTGTGGAAATTCAGCAGAGTGTGCCTGGGGTGAAGGTGTGCCATGCAAAGCCACCGATGAACCTGCCTGACCTGCCAGCATTTGTGACGTATGTGGGGCGGGCGAGTTATGACAACAGCAAGGGAAGCGGTGTGCTGCGGTGCACGCGGACCTTTGTGATGCGGCTGTACCTGAAAGACGTGGGGGCTGAACTGGCTGACGGGGAGCTGGATGGAATGCTGGAGGAGTTTGTGGAGCAAACGGTGACAGCATTTGGCCGGATAAAACGGCTGGCCGTGCCGTGGGTGGAGAGCAGCCGGTTGACCAGTGACGGGGGATCACAGGTGTTCAGCCTGCCGGGCGGGACGTACCTGGGCACCGAGTTTGGGTACGAAGTGACGGAATTGATGCGAGTGTAAGGAGGAAACCATGGGTGTAGCGAGTGAAAGCCAATTGCCGGTAGGGTTGCGGCACGTACGGGTCTTTGAACTGAATGCGGCAGGGAGACCAGCGGCAAGCGACAGTACGCCGTATGCGGGTTTGGAGATAAAGGGGCCAAAGGCGTTCAGCCTGAGCGTGCCCGCGCCGAGGAAGATCACCCATTACGGGGCTGACCGGGTGCTGGCAACAGACTGGTTGCCACCGAATGAGGGGGCGAGCGGTGAACTGCGGGCGAGCGTGCATGACCTGGCGATCCATGCTTTGTTGAGCGGGGTGGAGGTTGGCACGATTGGTGAGGCGAAGGAAGTGGGACATGCAACCAGCCAGCAGGGTAAGGAGCCGCAGGTGGGGTTGCTGCTTTACCAGCAGAGCCTTGACCTGGTGACGGGGGCGCAGCAATATCATGCGATTATCATGCCGAGGGTGAAATGCCTGCCGCAGCCAGCGGGAATGGGTGAGAACCCGGAGGACCGGATTTACCAGATTGCACCGGCGGTGGTGAGCAAACGGTTGTGGGGCACACCACTGAGCGCTGTAACAGACGGGATTACCGACGCGCAGTATTTTGAGTATGCGTGTGAGGGTGAACCACGGGTGGTGTCCTTCAAGGGGGACGGGGTGGAGGATGAGTTCTCGTTTGAGGCGGCCTACCCGGCGAAGGCAACCGGGAAGGTGGCGGTGTTTGTGAACGGGACGGCGCAGACCACGGGTGTGACGGTGGCGGAGACGATGATCACGTTTACCACGGCGCCAGAGAATGATGCTGACATTGTGGTTTTTTACGAGGTGTAAGGATGCGGCGAGAAGTGGTGAGGTGGGAAAACGGAACGGTTAAAGCCGAGCTGGAGGTGGGGGAAGCGACGGTGCGGATGGGAATGCGCCGGGCGCGGTTACGGCTGGAAGGGCAGGACGAGACCACGGACCGGGATGTGGAACTGCTGCGAAAGTTCCGGTACCCTGACCTGATGGGCGGAACGGTGCATTACCGGATTGAGACCGGTGAGGAGACGTACAGCGATGATGGGCGCGAGCTGACGTTTGAGGCATACCTGGAATTGCCTGACGGCCTGGATGATGCGTGGGGAATGGGTGTGTACCGGATGAACCCGGCATGGCTGCCCGGACACGGAGACGCTGAAGCGGAGCACGAGGAAAAAAAAGAAAAACGGTCGAGTTCTACCGCTGGTTAAGGGAAAGTTGTGGAGGACGGGGGGAGGGGGAGTTTCCGATGCCGGTGGAGTTCTTCGACCTGGAACGCGCGAAGGCGGTGTACTGGATACTGGAAGCGGTTGACTGGAAGTGGACAGTGGAAGAGGTGCTGGATCAGCCTGAGGAGTTGCTGCGAGACGTGCTGCAGATTAAGGGGCTGATGGCAAAAATGGAGCGCCAGCAGGAAAAGAAGGGCGAAGGTTGACGGGGTCAGTCTTCGCCCTTCCCTGCAGAACGGGCAAAGGCAAGCCAGGCGGCGATGACCCCGACAGGAACCAGGCAGAGTGAGCCACAGAGGATGGGGCTGGATGCGCCGAAGGTGGCGAAGGCGACGAAGAACAGCCACGGGGTGAAGAGGTACAGGTACGGCAGGAAGGGTTTGAGACTTTTCATAAAGCAAGGATAGGTGAAACATGGATGAGCGAGCCTTAGATATTCTGTTGAGAATTGGGCTGGACCGGGGGGCATTGCAGCGGGCAAGCAAGGGGCTGGAGGGGGTGCGGGGATTGCTGCGCAGCCTGGAGAAGGACGCTGAGGAGCTGAGGAGGGAGATTGCAAAGGCGCTGGACGCGAAGCAGGAAACGCGGGCGCTTGTGGCGCAACTGGAACAGGTGGAGGCGCAGATACGGGATGTGCAGCAGGCGGCACGGGAACAGGCGCGTCAGGGGTACATGGACCAGGTGCGGGCAGGCGTGCAGGGGATGCAGCAGCAGGCCGAGCAACTGGAGCGGATTGGGACGCGGGTTGGGCTGGCGGGGGCGGCGATTTTGAAGGGGATGTGGAGCAGCGCCGAGGGGTACGCGCAGGCGATGGGCGGGCTGGAGAGCGGGAGCGCGAACTGGCTGGCCGCGACGCGGGAGATGGAGGCGGCGCAAACACGGCTGGGACGGGTGAGCGCTGAGGCGATGTTGCCGTATAAAGAGGCGCTGGTGAAGGTGATGAACAGCCTGGCTGAACTGGGGGAGAGATCGCCGGGGGTGGCGAAGGCGCTTGCGGCGATTGGGCTGGGGAGGGGGGGAAGCGGCGGGCTGGCGCCGGCGGTGGCGCAGGGGTTGCGGATTACGGCGGACGCGAAGTTACTGCTGGCGGCGCGGATGATGAACACGGCGGCGAATAAGATGGAAACTGCAGCATTTGGCATGCAGATGGGCGGCGGGAAAAACGGCGTGGCAGGGGCTCTTGGGGGATTGACCGCGGCAAATGTTGCGATGGGGGTAAAACTGGGAATTCTCGGGGTGGCGATCACAGCATTGACGGCTTTTCTTACCAGCAAAGAGGGGGAACCTGTACGTAATGCTGCAGGGCAGTCGGCTGCGATGGGATTAGGACTGCTAGGGGCGTCGTTAGGATTTATAGTGCCAGAACCCATATTAAACTGGGGGCAAGGGAAAACGTTAAATAAAGCGGAATGGATCAAAGAATTAGGAACAAAATGGTTTTTAAGCACAGCCAGATTTACAGGTGTGCTAAAAGACGAGGACGAGGAATTGGCTGCCCAGGCGAATGATCCGGCGATCAAGGCGTATACGAGTTACCGGGAAGCTGAGGTGGAGGCGGAAAAGCAATACCAGGAGGAACGGCTGCGAATTGTGAAGGATTACCAGGAGCAACTGGCTGAGGTTGAGAAGAATTATCAGAAGGAGCGGGCGCGAGCTGCGAAGGATTTTGCGGAGCAAGAGCGAGCTGAACGTGAGGAGTATACACGCAGCCAGGCGCGGGAGCTGCGGGACTTTTTGGCGAGCCAGCAACAGGCTGAAGCGGATTATTACCGGGAGCGGATGAAGGCGGCGGCCGATTTTGGACGGGAAACCGAGCGGATGGAGGAAGAACACCAGCGGGAAATGCGGTATTTGCAGGAGGACCACCAGACGCGGCTGCAGGACATGCTGGAGCGGGGGGATGTGCGTGGAATTGAGCAGGAATTGCGGGATTATGAACGGGAGCGAAGGCGGGCTGAAGAAGGGTACGGGGCTTCGATGGGGGAGCGGAATGAGGAGTATGCGGCGCAGGTGGCGCAGGCAGAGCGGGAGTTTGCTTTGCAGCAGGAGCAACGCCAGAAGGAGTTTGATCAACGGCGGGCGGATGAGGCTGAGGATTACAAGTTGCGACGGGCTGAGGCGAAGAAGCAGTTTGATGCTGAGATGATGGAACTGGATGCGCGGCACCGGGAGGAACTGGGAAAACTGCAGCGGGCAAAGAATGAGGCGCTGCGTGAGCTGGATGAGCGGAACCGGAAGGAGTACGAGAAGCGGCATAAAGCGTTTGTGGATCAACTGGCTGATCTGGGGGTATTCCTGGAAGGGGAAATGAAACAGAGGCGAGCCTACTATGACCAGATGGCCAAAGATTTGCAAAATTTTTTGGGTGTGGGGGGAGGAACAGATACGACAAAAGGAAGCCGGGCGAGCGGCGGGTATGTGAAGGACGGGTTTTGGCGGATGCATGTCGATGAGTTTGTGTTGAACCGGCAGACAACGGGGGCACGGGAACGGTCGACGGGGGGCAGGTAG